CGACATTATTCGGGCGCGCAAAGCAAAACGTTTCAACAAGGCAACAACTGCGTGATACACGTAGCAACAACATAGGAGCCTAAACCCCAATGGCTGAATTTACTTGGACGTTTGACGCGCCCACGGGAACTTATAAGAACCATAAACTTTCCAGTCGGCTTTACGAAGCTGCCGTGGAAAATAGCATGTTTATGGATCATGTCCGGCCAGTCGAAGGATATGGCAGGAACAACGGTGAAACGGTTACACTGACACGTGTGGCTAATATCACCGAACCGACAAGTGCAGCCCTTACGGAAAGTGTTCGTATTCCCGAAGACGAGTTCTCACTTTCTACGCAGACAATTACTGTTGTGGAACTTGGCCGTGCCGTTCCTTACACAAGTCTGTCTCAAGACCTCTCCATGTTCGATACCGAAAATCCCATTCAGCGCAAGCTGCGTGAACAGATGCGGCTGGTGTTGGATAGTCTTGCTGCGGCTGCATTCAAGCGCACACAGATCAAATACCAGATCACGGGCGCAGCTACCAGTGTCATTACTACCAATGGCACCTTCGCTGGCGACGCAAGTGCCAACATGAATATCTTCCATGTGGAAGAAATTCGTGACTATATGTTCGACACACTCCGGGCAGAGCCCGCTGTTGATGGCGATTATCTCGGCATCTTCAGAACACTCGGTCTGCGTGGCATCAAGCGCGATGCAGATTGGGAAGAATGGCACAAGTACACTGATCCGACTGTCAAATTCAATGGTGAAGTTGGCAGGATTGAAAGTGTGCGCTTCCTTGAGACCAATCATGCCAATGCACTTGGCAAAGTTGGGACTTCCGACGTACTTGGTGAAGGCGTGGTATTTGGAGCTGATGCTGTTGCGATGGCAGAAGCAATGTCGCCGGAACTCCGTGCTGCCATTCCCGGCGACTTTGGTCGCGCGAAAGCCGTTGCGTGGTACGGCATCTTGGCCATGGAACCGATTTGGGATACTGGCAATGCCGGTGAAGCCAACATCGTCCATGTCGGCTCGCTGAATAACTAAGGAGAGCAAGAGATGTCTTACACTCATCAGATGGACCAAGTTGTTTGCAATGCACAGGCAGCCATTGCAGTAACTACAACGGGCATTAAAGCTCGTTTTATGAATACGGGGTTACAACCCATACAAGTAAGGGGCGCTGCTTATATTATCGAAGTGGCCTCAACTGTTACGGCTACCGTTATTGCCGTAAAACATCGTCCAACAATTGCAAGTGCAACCGGCGAAACATCGATTGAAACGATTACTGTCCCAACGGCTCGTGCAATCGGCGATGTTGTTTATGTTGATAACATCGATAAGAAAGTTCTTCCCGGTGAAGAAGTTGTCTTTGATGTAACAACAGCCAGCACTGCTGGTAGCGGACACTTTGTTCTTCAGACTGTTCCCAGTTGGGACGCGCCGGGGAACAATGGCAACATGTTTGCTAGCGCTTAATAACAGGGGGCGAAAGCCCCCTCTTTTTCATCAAAATAGGAAAACGAAATAATGGCAACTCGCACATTAAAGCAGCCGCATGAAGTGAAGTTTGTAAACCACATGCCGAAACTGGTTCGAGAAAATTTCAGTGTTCGGTTCTGTAAGGCTGGCGAATGCCCGCTGTGGATGCAAGATGGGGCGGTCTTCAGTGATGGCGGTGGACTAGTGCCGGAGCCGCCAGAGTGGATTTGGGAGTGCTATAAAAGTCTTTCGCCGGATGCACAAGCCAAGCTTAAAATGGAAGTTCCACTTCCAGCTGGTAAGAAATAGAGGAAACCAAGATGGCTGCAACAGTCACAACTACATATCCAGAACCGGGACTGGCTCTAGCTACATGGGGAAGTCTATCTACTGAAAATGGTAATGCAGCTTCTGTCGCGCGGTGGGCAGATAAAACTGTTCACATCATTAGCGGCACTGGGACTGGTTCTGTGCAGGGCAGCAATGATGGTACGAACTGGGGCGCGTTGCATGATCCACAAGGAACTGCACTTACAACTCTCGCAGTTGGCACTATTGAAATGATCCTAGAAAATCCCCTCTATATTCGTATAAATGCTGCTACGGGCACGCTTGTAGCATCCGTTCTTGGAAGGCAATAACCATGGACGCTAAAACTGTAGCTGATGCACGGAATTTTCTTCGCAGTATGCGCGCGGCGGTGGCTTTCGCTGAAACAGTAGAAGAAATCGGCGCACTAGAAAGCTTGGTAGCATCCTTGAAGCATTCCTATGATGTGCTGACTATCGACATCAACAAGGCTCGTGCAATATTGCTTGAACTTGGTGAGCAGCAAAAAGCCGCAGAAAGCGAAATCGAAGCTGCAAAGGCTGAGGGTCGCAAGGTTGCAAAAGACATGAAGGCAAAAACTGAACTTGCTTTTACAGCAAAGATGAAGGATGCGACGGAAGTTAGTGAAGCAATGGTGGCAAAAGCCAAAGATGAAGCCAGCGCTTGGGATCACCGCGCAGCGGTGGCCAAGAAAGAGTTTGAAGAAAACAAAGCCAAAGCTGACATGAAAGCAAAAGAACTTGCAGACATTCAAGTCAAACTTGATGCCTTGTTTGCGAAGGTGAGATAACTACCATGGCTACATATAACAAATATGAGAAGTTTGTTGAGGATATGTGGAACAAAATCCATGATCTTTTTGGCACAACGGATACTTGTAAGTGTGCCCTCACCAACACTGCTCCGAACCTTGCAACACACACTGTGTTTGCAGATATTACGGAAATTACTGCTGGCAATGGCTACACTGCTGGTGGCGCGGACAGTCAGAATGATAGCACAAGAAGCGGTGGAACTGTGACGCTAACTGGCGTCGATATTGTATGGACTGCTAGCGGTGGCACTATCGGCCCATTTCGCTACACGGTGTTCTACAATGACACGCCAACCGTTCCTGCTGATCCGCTGATTGCAGAGTGGGATTATGGCAGTGCCGTGACGCTGCAAATTGGAGAAACCTTTACTGTGGATTTTGGTGCGAACATCCATACGGTGGCTTAAATGGCACATGTGTTGGCATGTAAGCGCTATCCAGTTGCGAAGTTGGCACACCTTATTCCGCTGAAATATATCGAAGCTCTGGAACATAATCAGCAGATTTCTAGCTGTTGCCGACATCCAGAGAACCATGAAATTGAGGCATTTTATAGCAGCGAAGATGAACGTTGGGGCAATAAAGACCCCGCAATTGACATGCCAAATCCGCCAGATATTTATATTTTTCATTGCACTTGTGGCAAAAAGCATCGGCGTTTCTGTGCTGGCCACGATGATGTGAGGCCATTTTGGGAGGTTCGCTGAAAAATGGCCTTTCCAGCAGTCGCAACTAGCGCTAGCAGTAATGTTGCCGCAGGTAGTGCCAGCAAAACTGTAACACTTCCGACTGGTATTGCTAGTGGCGATGTTCTTGTTTTGTGGTTTCATACTGATGGCAATACGACTATTAGCTGGCCTGCTGGTTATACTGAGCTTTTTGAAGCTGACATGGCAACAGAAGGTGGCTCTGGAACTGGCAGCCTTGCACATAGAACATGTGATGGGACTGAGGGAAGCAGCATTACTGTCACCACTGGCGGAACGCAGGAAGCAGCTTGGGGCGTCTATAGAATAACTGGTGCTAGTGGAAATGTAGAACATGCATTTGCTGAGGGAAGTAGTGCTACTCCTGATCCGCCAAATTTGACGCCAAGCTGGGGAGCAAAAGACACGCTGTGGATTGCTACAGCTTGCGAGGACAATGCTGATCTAACAGGAACCGCGCCTACTAACTATGCCAACAATGTTCTGCATCAGTTTAACACTGATGCAGAAATCGTTATGGGAACGCGGGAACTAAATGCAACTAGCGAAAATCCCGGAACATTTGCTGCTGCCGCTGATGAATGGATTTGTGCTACAGTTGCAGTAGAGCCAGCAGGCGGGGGAGCATTTTCTGTAGCTGCGAATGGAGGCACTTACACAGTAACCGGTGCAACTGCAAGTCTCGAAGTTGGAAAACTTGTAAGTGCTGCTGGTGGCAGCTATGCTATTAGTGGAACAGCGGCTAGTCTGGAACATAGCTATCCGTTGGTGGCAACTGGCGGAAGTTATGTTATTAGCGGAAGCGCTGCTACTCTGCTGCATAGCAGCCTTGTGGCTGCAAACGGTGGGGTTTACACAATTTCT